TTTTGCAAAAAATCCTAACTTATCACCTCCAGGTGATCCGGGAAAATATTTATTTCCATTAGGACCTCTTTCTCGTATTCCATATTTGTGGGACAGTAACTCGTAATACATATTTTTAGTATAAAAAACATATAGACAGATTCATAGCCTGTCGTGATTAAAAAATAAACAGATATCTGTGGCGTCTCATTTGGAGACGTCATTTTAAGTTCGTATATTAACACATAAATAAGGATACAATATGAGTAAGAATGTAGTAATGGTTGGAGCAGGTGTAGCAAATGTAAATGCTGCTACTAAGCTAATTGACAATGGTTTTAAAGGTAAAATCACTATTATTGATATGGGTAAAGATCCATATTTAAGACCATATGAAGAAGTAATGACCGGTTTCTTAGGAGCAGGTGGTTGGTCTGATGGTAAATTAACATATCATACTTCAATTGGAGGACAATTATCTAAATATTGTGGTGAAGAAAAAGCAATGGAATTATTTGATCAGGTGATTGATAATTTTAAACGTTTCCACCCTAAACCAGAAGAAGTACAATGTTCAAATCCTATAGCCGAACCCGATTTTATTAAACCATATTTTGGTTTAAGACTATTCCCAGTATGGCACGTTGGTACAGATTATTTACATGAAATAGGTAAAAATTGGTATGACTTTTTAGTAGAGGGTGGTGTAGAATTTATATGGGAAACTAAAGTAACAGCTATCGATTTTGATGATAGTTCAGTATTTTATGTTAATGCTCAAAATACAAGATTATTAAAATATGATAAACTTATTTTTGGTGTAGGTAAATCAGGTATTGACTTTGGTAAATTATTAGCAGAACAATATGAACTACCAACTGAATCCAAACCCGTACAAATAGGTGTTAGATTTGAAGCACCACAAAAACATTTCCAAAAATTAATTGATATAAGTTATGATTTTAAATTATATAGAAAATTTGAGGAAGCAGGAGTATCACTTCGTTCCTTTTGTACTAATAACAATGCAGCTTATGTAGCTGTAGAAGAAACATATGGTGATCATTCATACAATGGACATGCTAAAAAAGATGAAGCATTTAGAAATAATATGACTAATTTTGGTATATTAATGGAAGTTCAAGGTATTAAAAAACCATTTGATTGGTCTAGAAATGTAGTTAAAAAATTACAAATAGATGGTACAGGATTATATTATAGCCCTACTCGTAAACCATCAACAACATCAGAGGGTAAAAATGTATCCGCTATACAAGTAGATACATTACATAAAATAGCAAAATCAATGCAACCATACTTTATGTATGTATATGATTTTATTGAAGACATGAAAAAAGTATTTCCAACACTTAAAGATGATTGGGGTATTTATGTGCCTGAAGTAAAATATCTTTCTCCTGAGCCACTCGTCGATTACTCAAATCTAGCTCTTACCAAGTATCCTAACGTCCACTTTGTTGGTGATGCACTTTCTGCTAGAGGTATAACGGTGAGTGGTGCACAAGGTACTTATGTTGCTGAAAATATTTTGGAAAATCAATAAATATTACGTATATTATAGCATATGAAAAATAAAGAAAACGAGTGGCCTAAAAGTCAGAAATTAAAGAAAGCAGATGGAACTATAGCCTACCTTTGGGATGGTAAACTTCATAACTGGGAAGGGCCAGCTTTAATACCTGAGGGCAATGAAAAAAAGAGGGAATATTATTTATATGGAATACCTTATTCTCAGGAAGATCATAAGGAAGCAATTAGAAATCAAACGGGGTTGCCTTGGTATAAACAACCAGCACCTAAAGGTCAAAATCATAGAAATTAAGATATGAAAATAGGTTTATGTGGTACAATGAGTGTAGGAAAAACTACATTAGTTAATGCTTTAAAAGAAACGGAACAATTTAAGGGTTATAATTTTGCTACTGAACGTAGTAAATATTTAAGTAATTTAGGAATTCCTTTAAATACTGATTCTACATTAAAGGGTCAAACAGTATTTTTAGCTGAACGTTGTGCTGAATTAATGCAAGATAATATTATTACAGATAGAACAGTATTTGATGTTATGGCATTTACAATGAATGCTAAATCTATAGCTCATCAAGATAAAGATATATTTGAAAAATATGCAAAAGAATTTGTACGAGAATATGATTACATTTTTTATATTTCTCCTTATGGCCTACCTATTGAAGATAATGGAGTACGTGAAACAGATGAACATTATAGAGATTTAATTGATTTTACTATTACAACTTTAATTAAAAGATATAGTCATAAATGTAATACAATAGAAAAAATATCAGGATCTACAGAGGAACGTATTCAACAAATATTAACTGTTACAGGGCTTTAACATATTTATAATAAAACCTAATGGCAATGAAAAAATCTGAATTAAAAAATTATATTAAGGAAAATATACTTTCGACTTTATCCGAAAACGAAGAAAATAAAATTTCTCCAGAAGACGTAAAAGCTCAACAATCATATAACGCAGAACTTAAAAAAACAGTTGACCTACAAAAACAATTAGGTGAAGACGAGGAGGCTGATGAAAAAGATGCTGTAAAAAATGCTAAGGCAGCTAGAGGTAAATTTAAAAAATTAGATATAGCTGTTAAGGCCTTAAAAGATATTACTACTAGTATGAAATCATTAGCTAGAAAATATAGTAAAGCAGATGGGGTTGAAAAAGAAAAAATCAAAGATGATTTAAAACAAAAAACATCTAGAAAAAAAGAATTAGAATCATTAGTTGCACAATTAGAAAAAGATGCTGTCTAAAGAAAGATTTATCACTTATGGAATAATCCTTCTTCTAAGTAGTGCATTAATTTATTTTGTATTAGTAGGAGACGAAAAGTACGTTGTAGATTATAATACTAAAATAGAAAAATTAGAATCTAAAGTTGATTCTTTACATAATATAAATGATAATTTAGTATTTAAAATTGATACATTAAACCAACAAGTAGTAAAATTAGACAAAGAAATATATCAACAAGATAAAAAAATTGTCACTTTAAAATATAAAGTAAATGAAAAAGTTAATACCGTTGATAGCTTTAATGATGATGAGCTTACAAGGTTTTTCACAGAACGTTACGGACAGTACCTCGATTCAATTAAAAAAGCCAATAGTTCGTCTAGTAATTAAAGATTTAATTATAGGAGATGGAAATAAAAATGAATTACTAATAATCAGTAAAAAAATAGGCTTATTAGAAAAAAAAGTTGTTATTAAAGATAGTGTTATAAATAAATTGAATGAAAGAGTTGTAAATTTTGAAAGTATGTTAAATACCAAATCAAACCAAATAGCTTTATCACAAGAACTTTCTTTAAAACTTCAAACTGATTTAAAAAAGCAAAAGGTAAAAACCAAATTAATGTCTGGAGCTGGTATATTAGTTGCAGTAGGTATTTTAGTATTGACAAAATAATATGGCTGATTTAAAAAAAGTAATACGTCAAGAATATTTAAAATGCGCTCGGGATCCCGTGCATTTTATGCGTAAATACTGTTATATACAGCACCCACAACGTGGACGCATACAGTTTAATTTATTCCCATTTCAAGAAAAGGTACTAACCTTATTTCAAGACAACCCTTATTCTATTATTTTAAAATCTAGGCAGCTAGGTATATCTACTTTATCAGCAGGTTATTCTTTATGGATGATGACATTTCATAAAGATAAAAACATACTTTGTATAGCTACAAAACAAGAAACAGCTAAAAATATGGTTACTAAGGTTAAATTTATGTATGAAAATTTACCTTCCTGGTTAAAAATTACAGCCGCTGAAAATAATAAATTAAATTTACGACTCGAAAACGGTTCTCAAATTAAAGCAACCTCTGCAAGTAGTGATGCTGGTAGATCTGAAGCAGTATCTTTGTTATTAATTGATGAGGCAGCCTTTATTGATAATATTGGAGAAATTTGGGCATCAGCTCAACAAACACTAGCAACAGGTGGTGGTTGTATAGCATTATCTACACCTTATGGTACAGGTAATTG